GTCGTAGCCAAGTTCCCCGCGGTCGACGGCCACACGCTTTCCTGCACGCCTGCATGATTGAGCGTGAAAACCTTCTTGCTGAAAATCTCCCAGACAATCGGAGGAACAGACCTCTTGAAGACATAGATGTCAATGCTCATGTCTTGGTTGTCGACGTATGACCATTGCGCAGAGTTAACCCCAAAGGCCGACATCACCAATCGCAAGAGGTCATCAAGAGCCTCGTTCTTACCCCCGTACTGGTTGAGCGCAATCTTTGCTTTGAGAAGAACGCGATAGACCTCATCACTCAACTCGGTGATGCCGTAGGTGTCATCTCTCGGGGTCTTCCAAATGCCAAGGTCAAAGCCGATGCCGTCCACGTCGTCAAACGCAAAAAAGACATCTGTAATGCGTAGTTTCAGTTGACGAGTCACGCCCACGCGCACGCCAATCGCATCCAGCTGAGTACCCTCTGCCAAATCCAAGTCGTATTGCTTGATCATGTACGCGAGGTCTTGACGCGCATTCAAAACGGGTTCTGTCAGCTGATAAACCCACTCCGTAAAGCGCGGCTTATCTCTGTGCGCCCCCGTGATCAGCTCTGTGTATTCGTTTTCATTCGGCATGGCATTACCCCACCGTGATGTTGATGTCCGACACAGAACAAACAGCCTTCTGATTCCAGGCAATCTTCACAGAAGCCGCCGAAGAATTGAGCAACAGCTTTTCAAGCGTGAAGGCAACATCAAACGTACAGTCGTTTTTGAGAACCGCTACAGTCGCCACCTTCGCAGGGTCGACCGACTCGCCGATGCTGAGGCCGTTGATGTACGACACAACGCGCTCTTTAATCTCACCCTCGACAGTACTCAACCAGACATCTGTCGGCTTAATCGACATATTGACGGACACCCGAACGTCTGACGGGCGACTAAATTTGATATTGTTCACGTTCCCGAATGCATCGAGGTACTGGACGCTCGTGCTGCCATGCGTTGCCACGCCCTGACTCTTCTTCTTAAAGATCGTGTCCGCAATCTGGTTCACATCGCCACCGGCAACGACAACAGCAATTGAGTGAGCGGGAATGCCGTCTGTCGAGGTCTCGCCCGTATCATTGTGTCGACCGGCAACTGAATGAACGTCGTCAAGCTGAGCAATTGAACCAATCAACCCTTCCCAGAGTCCAACGGTTGGCTGCATGGTCGACAGGGACTGGCGCTCTCTGAGTGCCACGTCAGACTCAATGTCAACGCCTTCAATCGCTGAAGAAGGATTTGTGACGCTATGCCACCCGAGCGTAGGAGTACCGATCTTTGTGATCGAACCTGCGCCTGCGGAAACCGCACCGACCTCCTGAGACTCAGCCGTCACAACAACTTCGCCTGAAAGCGGAATAGAAACCGTCGACGGAAGAAGCCAGCGATTATCCGAAGAGTCAATTGCCACGCCGTTGTTGATCACCGTTCCGGCCACGCCGACAAGCTTCAAGTCAACCTGAGAACGGGAGGCGTCATGGCGCGTGAGACCATTCGTTTTGACCGCACAGTCAAGCGCAACGCCAGAAGCCGTATTCGGGTTGTATGCATTGAAAACGGAAATGGCTTGAGCGTTCAGATCATTGATGGCTGCGGAAAAGATTGCCAGCAACTGTCCATCCTGCGTATCAGCATCAAGGTTGATATCTGATCCAAAGATTGACTTCGCCTTGTCCTTGAAATACTCAAGGATTTCGTCGTATGTCGGTGCCGTAATGCCGCTTGCGGACACTACAAAAATCGGACTGTCAATCGTCATCCGATAACCTCCTCAATGTTTGCCGTACCGTATCGCGTTACGATTTCCGCACTGATGCGGATCGTTCGCGTGTCGGGATTCAGGATCGACTCAAACTTTGAAATCTCCGTCACGCCCGGGGTGTCAAGAATCCTGGCTCTCAGCACGAACTCAACAGCCTCATGCTTGCCCAGAACCTCTTGAAGCCAAGGTGTACCTTCCGTCGTATCCAGAAACCACGA